GATAAACTTCAGCCAACCATCTCATCATACAAGCAAATGTAACATTTTCCTGGAGGAATTTATTCACTGATCCATCAAATGTATCATAATCACTAGACGTAATTCCATAGCCAAGAGCTTCTTGTGCTATTTCCTTAATTCTTTTAATTATTTGCTTTGGAGATTTTCCCGGTGCATACCATGGAATTTTCTTCAAGAATGCTGAGAATGGTATAGTATAGGCCGACATATTTATCGTTAGCTCAGGAGACATAGTAGTAATGTTCCTTGGAGGTTTCGCTGCATTATATGTTTCGGTTTTAATAAACGCCTTCAGTTTATTAAAAGTAATTACTGACATACCATGTATTGCTTCATCAAAACGGCTGCGTTGTAATTTGCCGTCTTGCTTCTCTCTTACTTCGTCCGCATCCAACGGAGCCCCAGTGCCTCTAAATCTTTCAGGAACTACGAACTCGACGAATTCGCGTGCGTAGTTGAAATATTTTTGAGTGGGTACTTTCGTGTTTCTAGGCTTATTAACTCTACCTTCAATACAACTGCGATCGGCATTTAAGCCTTTAGCTGCAAACAATGCTGGATTATTGACCACGGGTGTGGTCACAATTTGTCCAACATGTTTAGCATCTTCAGTTCGTATTTGTTTTACACCTGGTAGCGCCTCGAAATTCGTGCTGAATGTTCCTGTTGCGAGTATATTTGGTACTAAGGGATTAAAATCCCAACAACTCAACAACAACGGTGCTGCTTTCACTGACTCTTTCGTGTTAAAACCCCCAACATTAAGCATACGCTCAATATCTGATGTTCTAACAGCAGTATCTTTATTTGCGAGTCTCGACTTTATGGAGTGAAATAATTTCCCCCCAATTTCAACAGAGTATTTTTCTGTTATGCTTCTCACTGACAATTCGTCAGTTATCGCATTCCAGAGATAACAAATTCCTCTGTTCCGTACATTAAGTCGTTTAAGCATATCATATCCGTCCCGAACCGGATTTATAATCCAACCTAGGAATGGTATTCTTGCCTTAGGCAACAACCAAATCAACCTGTGATGTGGGTCACCTTCTACCTCGCGTTGTTCTATATCAAAGATACATATTGCCCCAAAAGTGTCTACAACACAAACCGTATCCCCTTTATAATGCCACAATGGATGTTTATATTGAGCTCCACCCTTTACATAATACTCCAGTATATTGTTATTGTTGATAAAATATGCGAACTCTTCACCTTGATATGAAATCTGCTTTGGTACTAATGTATAAAGCAGAATTGGTTTCCAATGAGATAACCAACGATTCATATCAGCATAATAATCAACATCAGTGAAGATGAGGGCCGCATTATCGGGGACGGGGTCGTTGGTGGCGACTTGAGATAAATCTTTAACACCGTAGAAGAACCTATTGCCAATTTGATCACTTCCAGATTTCGAAACGCTATAAGCAGTGTATCCGGCTGTCGTTACAACATCCTTCATATACTCATTTACAGCAGTTCGAAAAGCTGCTGAGAGCGGGTGGGAGTGACTTGGAC